TAGAAAAAAAAGCAGCAGCCTACCGCATTATGTATCAGGACTTACAGATGTTATAAGACGAGAGAGCGTTAAAATAATCGCTCATCCCTCTTGCATATTTGAAAGTTTACATTACCTTTGCAGCCGCAAACACGGGAGTAGCTCAGTTGGTAGAGCACTGGTCTCCAAAACCAGGTGTCGGGAGTTCGAGCCTCTCCTCCCGTGCAGAGTTAAATAGCTATAAGTTAATAACTTATGGCTATTTATCGTTTATAGGTCGGACAAATGCCGGACACAAAATTTCAGAATGTCAAACCAAACTACGTCTTCAAAATTGAAAGAACGTAGAAAAAAATGTCTTCAACAACCAAAAGAAAAGGCGCTTCTATTAGTGATATCATCACTTACACCCTTCCCAAACTACACACAGGCAAGAATTGGTATATTGACTTTAAAGCATACGATCCGCTGGAGCAAAGTATGAAGAGAAAAAAGTATATGTTGGATGGAATCGACAAAGTTTCCGAGCGCAAAAAGAGAGCAACCGAAGTCATCACTAACCTCACTAACCGTCTTCGAACCGGATGGAATCCGTGGGCAGATACCAGCAACTCACGCCAATACACACCTTTTATAGATATTATCAAATTGTATTATAAATATTTGGAAAAGCTCTGTTCAACTAAAGCCATTAAAGAAAACACTCTCCTGGACTACAAAAAGAGAACTAAAATACTTGCCGAATACAATGAAAAGAGAATTCCGACAATCATTTATATCTACCAATTCGATCAGACCTTCGTTAGTGATTTCTTAGATTATATCCTCATTGACCGGGATGCATCCGCTCGGACACGAAATAACTACAGAATATGGCTTTCCTCT